ATCCAAACTGGGATTGGATGCGATGGAATATGTATCACTTTCCCGGTGTCTCCGCCGTGATGCGCTGCTATATCGGTGGCAGCACCTACTTTGACTTTCGTAACGACTACAACCTCAGTCGTGGTGACGGATACTTCGCAGCGTGGAATGCGTCCTGTGACATCCGCATCAAGAAGAACATCGCGCCGACCAAGGTCGACGCGCTCGACATCATCTACCGCATTCCAATCTCGGAGTTCGACATCCACGCGGCGGTGGCCAGCCTGTCGGAGCCGATCGACGTGGAGACAAAAACCCGTCGGGAACTCACTGAGGACAAGCACGTCGATCTTGGATGGGTGGCGCAGGCGGTGGGAGCGGTGCTGCCCATTATGGAGAAGGTTATAATGATCGCCGACACCCATGACAGTGCGTTGCCGCAAGACCTTCATACCGTCGACGGTATAGTGGTGATCCCCTACATGATCCGGGCGATGCAGCAGATTGTCGATCGCCTCGTCGCGCTTGAAACGAAACCCTGATGTCGGGGTTCATCGGTAGGGGACTTGCCGGGCTGATCGACGCCAAGCAGGTCATGGCGTCGGTCGACCGGCTGATCCACGCGCTGCCCAAGAAGCCGGTCAAGGGCAAGGTCGAGAGCGGGGTCAAGCACACGGTCAGCCGCACCAGGGAGCTGTTCGACGCGATCGAGGCGCTGACTGGCAAGGAGGTGCTGGTCGGCATCCCCAAGGACAAAGCCGACCGCGAGGACGAGAACGGCGAGCCGATCACCAACGCCAGCCTCGCTTATATCCACGAATACGGATCGGCCAAGCGGAACATCCCGGCGCGTCCGTTCCTCCACCCAGGAATACGCAAGGCCAAGGAACGGATCATCTCCATCATGCGGCGCGGCGCCATGGAGGCGCTGGTCAACCACGACAAGGCGGCCGGGGAGAAAATCCTGGAGCAGGTCGGCATGGTCGCGCGCAACTCGGTGATCCGCGAGATACGCGATCCGACGCCGCCCTACGCGCCGCTCCAGCCGGCGACCATCCGCGCCCGGCTGCGCCGGACCGCCGCCGGCCGTCGCAAGCTGCGCGAGATCAAAGCCGGCGGCAAGCATCTCGGCATGGCGATGCCGCAAATCCTGACCACCTACGCGCAAGCCTCCTGGGGGTCCGGCCCCAACATGCGCCCGCTGATCGACACCGGACAGCTCCGTGCCGCAATCTCCTATGTTGTTAGGGATGTGGAATAATGTATATCATTCTTCTGGTGATCCTGATCCTGCTGGTGATCGGCGGACTGCCGCACTGGGGGTATGCGCAAAACTGGGGCTATGGCTACTACCCCTCGGGGCTGTTGGGTATCGTTTTGGTGATCCTACTGGTGTTGTTCCTCACCGGGAGGCTGTAAACGATGGCCAACATCGATGTCAGCATGGTCCTGGACGCCGATTTCTGCGACCCGGTGACGGTCTCGCGCTGGTCGGAGACGGTGGGCGACAATGGCATCGCCGTCAGGGTCCTGACCAAGATCGACACTTTCGCATCGATCCAGGCCAATTCCGGGGACAATCTGTTCATCGACCCGAACTACACGCGCAGTGAGGGAACTTACGAATGTATAACAATCTTCCCACTCGCCGTGGCGACGGACACCACCTCGGCGGACGAGGTGACGTGGAAGGGCGAGACATTCGTGGTTACTCAGATTGGGCGGTTTGGCAACTACGGTGCGGGCCATTACGAGGGAATGCTGACCCTGAAGAGCCTGACAACCAAAGTGGGGAAACCATGAGCGATCTACCCGAGAAGGTGACGGTGCAGGAACAGGCCCAGGCGGCCGGGGCGCCGCCCCCGGACGGCCCGTCGGACTTCGTCTATGCCTTCGACGCCCACGCCAAGAAGGTGATTGAGAACGCTCACCTGTCGGTGCAGAACCGCGCCATGGCGCTCTCCAAGCTGGCCGAGCTGGTCTACTGGCTACGGACCTCGTGACATGCAGGAACGCGCAATCGTCTATTTCGTCGTGGCGTGGTTGGCGTGCTGGTTCGTCGACCTGCTGTTCATCGTGCTGCGCGCGCCGGCATCGGCTGATCCGGTGCTCAAGCTGATCATCGTGGCGTGCTGCCTGTTCATCGTGGTGTTCACCCTGGCCCGCGCCGGCTGGATGTATCCGTGAGCGGGTTCAACACCTCGGCGACCGGCGGCTACGTCACCGCCGCGCCGCCCCATCCCACGATCGGAGCGGCGGTGATCGCCGCCCTCCAGGGCATGGTGGTGGGGATCACCGGCCTGCCCGGCAATCTGGTGCGCCCGAGCTGGCAGGCGACGCCGCCGGTGACGCCGCCGGCCGATGTCACCTGGGCGGCGGTCGGCGTGCAGAACGTCGAGGCCGATGACTATCCTTTCATCTGGCATGACGGCTCTACGACCCTGCCAGGGGCCCCTGGCCCAGGGGTGGACCGACTACAGCGGCACTACACCTACACGGTCCTGGTGAGCATCTACGGGCCCGGAGCGACCCATCTGGCGGGTGTGCTCAGTGACACGCTCTATATCTCCCAGACCTACGAGCCGCTGCGCGCGGCCGGGTTCAGGCTGCGCGAGAGCCGCACCCAGGCGCGCAACGCCGAGATGGTCAACCAGCAATGGATCGACCGGGTTGACGTTGAGATCACCCTGCGGCGACAGGTCGACCGGGTCTACCCGATCCTCGACATTGTCGGGGTCGACGCGGTGATCACGGAGGATGGCGGGGCAGTGGTGGAGGTATCGGCATGACGCCCGGATCGTATCCGCTCGTGATCTATCGCGGCGACAGCTACCACTGGCGCTTCACCCTGTGGGGCGACGCGGCCAAGCTGATGCCGATCAACCTGACCAACGTCACGCCCAAGGCGGAGCTGCGCAGCGGTCCGGGCGGCACCCTGATCACCACGATGACGCTCACGGTGGAGCTGCCGAACACGATCCACGCCGACCTCCCGGCGGCATCCTCGGCCTTGCTGACGGCTGCCGGCGGGGCGTGGGACCTCCAGCTCACCTACACCAACGGCGACGTGCAGACCGTCCTGGCTGGTGCTGTGGCGGTGACGATGGACGTGACTGACAGCGCCGCCGTCCTGGGCACACGCTCCGTGGTGCGGTTGGCGGGATGAGCGACACCATCCTGGTCGAGGTCGACCCGGGCGGCCCGGGCGTCATCGTCGACGTGCTCGTGGACGGTGCCAGCACCGTCGCCGTGGATGTCCTGACGACGCAGCCCGGACCGGTTTCGGTCGACGTGATCGCCGACGCCATGGGCGCGGTGGGCTACCCGCAGCTCCCGATCGAGCTGCAACAGATGCCGGTCTCGGTCCCGGTTACCGGTCGGCCTGCCCTGGCCGGGACGATCATCGTGCCGATGAGTTTCGCCGTCACCGTGCCGGCCCAGCTCCAGGGCGCCACGGTCTACGCGATCCACAAGGCCACCAGCGATGCCACCTTCATCGTCAACCGCATTTCCGGGCTCGTCACGACTGAGATCGGCCGGGTGACCTTCACCAACGAGAGCAGCACGTCCTGCATCCTCGCCGGCACCGGCGGGCCGTTGTCGATCGGCGACGTGCTGCAATTTGTCGCCCCGGTGACCCCGGACGCAACCTTGTCCGATCTGGGCATAACTTTGATGGTCAACAGAGTTTAGGAGGACACACGATGACGTTTCGGTATGGCGCGGTTCTGCGGAATGATCAGGTCTCGCAAATCCAGACCCGGATGGCGATCTCGGGCACGGCCACGATGCAGCTCCGCATCTACTCGGGCGCCGAGCCGGGCAGTTGCGCCGCCGCCGAGCCCAGCGGACCCCTGGCCACCATCGTGCTGCCGGCGTCGTTCCTGACCAGTGCGGCGGGGGTGACGACCATCGCAGGCTCCTGGACGGTGGCGGCGTCCGGCACGGGGACGGCGGTCTGCTGGCGAATGTATGACCAAGCCGGGACCTGTCACGTCCAGGGCAGCACGGTGACCGATCTCGTGCTCAACAACCAGAGCATCACCGCCGGGCAGACTGTGACCGTCACGTCGTTCACCGTTACCGCCGGCAATGCCTGATGTGGGTCCGCTCCGGTGAATGCTGCCGGTGCGGAGATTGCTGCGTCGGCTCGCCACCTGGGGAGAGCGATCCCGTGGACGGCATGTGCCCCAGGCTGCGCCCAGGTCCGGAGGGGACGCGGGTGTGTTCGGTGCATGGCACCGACCACGCTTACTGGAATGCCGCGTGCCAGCACTGGCCGGCTGACCCGGTCAACATCGCGCATTTGCCGCGCTGCACGTTTAGCTTCGCCTGGGTCGATGACTGATGGCCGTCCAGACCATCTACATCCTGACCGCTGCGGCGGTCACGCCGAACTGGTTTGGCCGCACCCAGCTTAACGGAACGGCGCCGAGCCAGACCAACACAGCCTATGGCTGGACCCCGGCCAAGATCGCGCTCACCACGCCCTACTATCAGGGGCGTCTGGGGGCGTCCTCCAATGCCACGGTCGCCCAGGCAGCGAGTTGGAACGCCAGCACCAGCGGGCCGACGAAGGGCACCGGCGCCACCGCGACCACGGCGGGCGACAGCTACATCGCCGGCCCGTTCCTGGGAGCGTTCGCCGCCGGGACGTGGACGGCAAACTGGCAGATGCGTGCCTCGACGGCGGGCGCCATCGGCCACATCAACATGCGGGTGTGGCGGTCGGTCAACGCGGACGGATCGGCGGCGACGCAAATCCTGGCCAACACCGTCGGGGCAACGATCACGCTCTCGACGACGGTGGCCGGGAACAGCGTGATCACTTGGTCGCCCGGCGCGCTGACGCTCAACAACGAATATTTGTTCTTCCAGCTTGAATGGCAGGAGACCACCGTCGGCTCGTCGAACACCAACACCGTGGCGTTCCTGGCCGGGCAGACATTTGTTACGACTACTGATTATGTTCCGGTTGTTGTCGGCACCCTCGGGCTTACCCAAGACGCGCAGACGATAGCGGCGGCGGGCTGGTCAACCGCCGTCGGCACACTCGTCAAGACTGCGGTCAGCGATGCTCTGGTAGCCACTGGCAAGGTCGATGTCCGGGGCACGCTGTCCTTCGCCGAGACCGCCGATGGGCTATCCGCCGCCGGCACCGTGGCCGCCGCCAGCGGTGGGCCTTCGACTAACGTCGCATTCTCGGGCAATGGCGGCGTCGCCATCGCATCGTCCGTGGTCAATTCCAGCTTCCCGGCCAGCAACGCCAATTCCGGGTCGCGCGACAGCACCAAGAATGGCGGCTGGGGCAATGGCGGCGGGTGGAACGACGGGACCCAGAACATCTGGCCCGACACATTCGACATCGCGTTCAATGCCACCTACTCGATCAAAGAGATCGATGTCATAACGCTGAAAGACCAATACGCCGTCCCTGGGCTGCCCACGCTCACCGATACGTTTTCCAGCTACGGCATCATCGACTTCCTGGTGCAATACTGGGACGGCAGTACCTACCAGACCATCGCCACGGTCACCGCCAACAACAATGTCTGGCGGCAGTTCCTCTTCACGCCGATCTCCACCAACCGGATACGGCTGTCGATCAGCAACGCGGGACAGGGCTACTCGCGGCTGGTCGAGGTCGAAGCGTGGACCCAGGAAGATACCGGCGGCGTCATCAACGCCAGCCTGACCCGCACGGAGGACGCGGACACGATCAGCGCCTTCGCGCTGAACACCACGCCGGCCCCGATCCTCTATCTGGTCACCTCCTACACGCCACCCTATGATCGTAACGATTACGACGGCGGCGTCGGGATGGTGTTCCAGCCGGGCCACACCGAGACCTACAACCGGATCGGGCTACAGAAGCACAACGGCAACACCGGCGCCCATATCGGGTATCTCTACAACTACAACACCAAGGCGCTGCTGGCCTCGGTCTCGATCGACCTGACCGCTGGGACGGTGGGGAATTTCTACTACGGCATCATCCCGCCGATCACGGTCAACAACACCACCCAGTATGCGGTGATGACCGACGTGGTGAACCTCGGCCAGCTCTGGGGCGAGCACGGGCCCACCGTCCTGACCAACGGGACTTATGCCGTCTATGCCGCGTGTGACGTGGCCCGGACTTCCTGGGGCGTCAACGGCTCGGGTGAGCAATTCGCCGGCGTCGATCTGGCCTTCGTCCCGGATGCCATCGGGGTCCTGTCGATCGCCCAGGCGGACCAGACGATCAGCGCCGCCGGCACGGTCGCCGGCGTCGGTGGCGGCGACGCCCTCGCCACGCTGGCGATCACCCAGGCACCCAACACGTTGGGTGCCGTCGCCCAGGCATATTTCCCCGTCATCAGCGGCGGGCTGGGCGACTACGCGCCGGGCACCGTCCTGATGGTGCATGCGGACGGCGCCAACGGGTCGATCGGATTTACTGACAACTCCGCCACCCGCAAGACCATGCTGGCGCGGGGTGCCGCCCAGGTCGCCGTCACCTTGCCGCAGTTCGGCACCGGCAGTGCGGACTTCACCGGCAACGCCGCCTCGGCGGTGGTTTCCAACAACGCCACCGACTTCAATTTCGGCGCCAGCCCGTTCACCATCGAAGCGTGGATTTACTCCACGTCCAGCGGCAGCGGGCCGATCGTCACTCAGTGGTCGTCCACCAACGCCAATCTCGGCTGGGAACTCCTCTTGGCCGCCGGCCGCCTCCGGTTCCTCTACAGCACGACCGGCACGGATGGGCAGGTCGTCCAGGGCAATTTCACCCCGACGCTCAACACTTGGTATCACGTCGCGGTCGACTGCGACGCCGGCGGCACCATCCGGGCCTATGTCGACGGCGCCGTGGTTGTGACCGTGACCCGCGCGGCGCCGCTCTATGCATCGACGCGGTTCGGCATGATCGGCGGCGTGGACGACGCCAGTCCCGCCCTCGCCTACCCGGGGCGGATCGACGAGGTTATGGTCCGCAAGGGCTACGCTTCGTATGGCGGCGCCTTCACCCGCCCGAGTGTGCCCTACACGCCGGTCCTCACCGAGACCGCCGACACGATCTCGGCCGCCGGCACGGTGGCCTTCCCGCTCTCCACCGCCACGCTGAACCTGACCCAGGCCAGCCAGGGGATCAGCGCGGCGGGGGCAGTGCTGGTGGGCGGGACGCTGAACCTGCCCCAGGCACCCGAGACCATCGTCGCCGCCGGCGGCCCGCGCGTGGGCGGCAGCCTCGGCATCACCCAGGCCAGCCAGACGATCGCCGCTGGGGCCAAGGTGGATTTGGTCGGTAGCCTCAACATCGTTGAAGCCGCCGACACGCTCGCGGCCAGCGGAACGCTCCCGGTCGCGTCGCCAGTCGTGCTGCTGATGCATTGCGACGGGACTAGTGGCGCGACGACGTTCGTGGACAGTTCATCGTCGGCCCATGTGCTGACGGCGACCAATGTCCAGGTCAACACCGTCAATCCAAAATTCGGCACTGGTGACGCTTATTTCCTGCCGGGTAACCCCGGTGCCGCAATCGACGCCGGTAGCAGTTCGGACTTCTGGTTTGACGATAAGCCGTTCACGATTGAAGCGTGGTGTTGGGCCAACTCCACGGCGGGCGGCGATGGTTACGCCCCGATCCTCGCGACGTGGGGCGCGGCGCTTGCAAATCTAGGTATCTTCTTCAACGTCTTCCCGGCGATCCAGTTCTTCTACAGCACTGGTGGAACTGATTACACTTACGTTGACAGCGGCGTTGCGCTGCCGATAGGCGCTTGGGTCCACGTCGCGGTGGATCGCGATGCGTCCGGCATGGTGCGGCTCTACCTGAATGGCGCGGTGATCGGGTCGGCATCGGTCCCCGTCTCCTTCTATCATTCGACGTTCCCACTTCAGATAGGCAACGATAACACCGCCAGCCGGGAGTTTCCTGGGGCGCTCGACGAGGTCCGCGTCATCAAGGGCGCGGCGATGTATGGCGGGACGTTCACGCCGCAACCGACGCCATACCCCAGCCCGGGTGCGCCCACCTACTTCAACCCCGACACGACCTACACGACGAACATCACGTTACAGAACAACAACCTCACCGCTGTCAGGCTTGTCGGCGGGGGCACCTACGACAATGCCTACACGACAACGACGCAGGGCGGGGCGAAGGTCTACGCTGAAGTGCATATCGACACGATGCAGGATGCCGCCCGCAACGCGCTGGGCATCGGGTTGAACACGGGGCCGACCCACAACTCATGGGTCGGAGACAACCCGAATTCCTTTGGCTGGTGGAACGACGGCTCGGTCTACAACAACTCAACCGTCGTCAGCAGCACCGCGCCGACCTATCTGAGCGGGCACTGGCTCGGCATCGCGGTGGATCGCACCGCCAAGACCGTGCAGTTCCGCAACATCACCACCAGCAGCGCGTGGTGCGCCCCGATCAGCATCGCCACCTACGGCGCGAAGGACGTTAGCGTCGTCGTCACCTGCCAGAGCCCCAACCAATCCTTCACCGGCAATTTCGACGGGACGTTTATCGGCACGCCGCCCGATGCCAGCTATACCCGCTGGAACGGATCGTCGGCCGCCGCACCCCTCTTTATCGGCGGCACCCTGGCCGTCACCCAGGCCAGCCAGACCCTGGCCGCCACCGCCGGGCCGATCGCCGGCGCCACGCTCACGCGCACCCAGGCCGACCAGACGATCGCGGCCCAAGGCAAGGTCGACATCCGGGGCACCCTGGGCATCCTCCAGGCCAGCCACACCCTGGCCAGCATCGCCGGGCCGATCGCCGGCGCGGCGCTGGGGCTGCCCCAGGCCAGCCAGACCCTGGCGGGTCAGGGCAAGGTCGACGTGAAGGGCACGCTGGGGCTGCCCCAGGCGGCCCAGACCATTTCCGCCGGCGCCACGGTGCTGACCGGGTCGAGCGCCACCCTGACCCTCACACAGGCCAACCAGACCCTGCTGGCGGCCGGCACCGTGCCCCTGGCAGTGGTGGGTAGCCTCGGGATCACACAGGCACCACAGACCATCGTAGGGGCTGCTGGGCCCATTGTGGGCGCGGCACTCGCCCGCACTCAGGCTGACCAGACCATATCCGCCCAGGGCAAGGTCGACGTGGGCGCCACGCTCAGCCTGACCCAGGCGCCCGAGACACTTGTCTCGGGTGTCAACGTGACGATCAGCGGTGCCCTGGTCCTCACGGAGGCGATGGACACGATCAGCTCCGTGGGTCGGGTCGATTTGCGCGGCAGTCTCAACATCGTTGAGACCGCTGACACGATCGCCGCCGGCGGCTGGACGACCGCCCGGGCAACGCTGGCCGTCACGGAGGCGCTGGACACGATCGCCGCAGGGGCGGTGGTCGATATCCGCGCCACCCTGGCCCGCACCCAGGCGGACCAGACGATCGCCGCACAAGGCAAGATGACCATCGCCGCCAGCCTGGGGCTCGGCGAGACGCCGGACACGATCAGCGCCGCCGGCAAGATAACGGTGAACGGCACCCTGGTCCGCACCCAGGCGGACCACGCCATTCTGGCCACGGGTGGGCCGCGCGTCGGGGGCGCGCTGTCCCTCACTGAGTTCCCCGACACGGTCTTAGGGACGGTCCAGGTCGGGACGGTCCAGACGCGCGTGATCGTAATGGCCTGAACAAATCCCTAGTGAAAGGACTTCAACATGCCTGGATTAAGCGTCAGTGATGTCGTCAACGTCTCGATCAACCTCGCGCCTGTTGCGGTGCCGCTGCGCAATTTCGGCACGTTGTGCATCGCCGGTCCGTCGACCTCGATCGACGTGTCGCAGCGCATCCGCGCCTACACGACCCTCGATGGGGTGGCCGCCGATTTCGGCACCACCGCGCCGGAATACCTCGCGGCTAATCTCTACTTCGCCCAGCAGCCGCGCCCGGCCATCCTCTACGTGGGGCGCTGGGCGCAGACCGCCTCGGCGGCGGTGCTGCATGGCGGGCTGCTCACCACCGCCCTCCAGACCACCCTGCTGGCGCAGTTGAAGCTGGTCACCAACGGCACGTTCCAGATCACCATCGACGGCATCCTGCGCACCGTCGCCGCGTCGCCGGCCTATATCCAGGGCGGCCCGTTCGCCTCGACCGGGACGCCGCCGACGGCGCAGGACACGCTGGTCACCACCCTGTCGGCGATCACCAACGGCGCGTTCAAGCTGACCATCGACGGCACCAACAAAGACACCGGCCTGATTGACTTCAAGACGGTCCCCCTGGCCGGGGTCACCACGACGGATAAACTCACCGACGCCGCGCTGCGGATCAACACCGGGCTCCAGATCGGGGCCCTCAAGGCCACCTGCACCTGGGACAGCGCGTTCGGCGGCTTCGTGGTTCGGTCGGCCACCACCGGCGTCGCTTCGACCATCACCGCCGCCACGGCGGGCGCGGCCGGCACCGACATCAGCGCCACGCTGAAGCTGACCACCGCCCTGCTGGCCCAGTCGCCGATCACGCCCGGCTCCACCGGGATGAACTTCACCAACATCACCAACCTGAACGGGGCCGCGACGATCATCACCGCCGCGCTGACCTCGGGGCATTGCTGGTTCGACGGCGACAACTTCCACATCGAAGCGTCGTCCTACGGCACGGCTTCGACGATCACCTACGCCAGTGCGACCGGCACTGGGCAGGATATCTCGACGCCGCTGCACCTGACCCAGGCCACCGGGGCATCGGTCCCGGTCAACGGCATCGCCGCCGAGACGCCGCTGGCCGCCGCCGTGGCACTACGTTCCCATCCGGAATGGTATGGGCTCCAGCTTGTCTCCGCCACCATGCCCACCACTTCGGACCACGTCGCGGTCGCCAACTTCATCGAAGCCTGCGATCCGGTCAGCCTCTACGGCTACACTTCCCAGGACACGGCGGTGATCGATCCCACGATAAC